TTCCTAAATCTTCATCGTCTTTTACTGTTATTCTTATATGATCTTGATTAAATGTTATATCTAATTTATCATCTATATCTCTTAGTTTATTAAAAGTATTTACTAAGTATGATCTATCTTTAGATTTTAATATTGATCTAGGAGCTACAGGAGCTCCAGAATTATTTTCTGTTTTAAACGTTTCAGTTATAGTTTCTTCAATTTTTTTATTTAACTGTTCCGCTACTATACTTGACTTTAACATTTTTATTATATTTAAAATATCTTCTCTACTAATTTCTTTTGGAAAAAAATCTCTTATATCATCTAAGTTACCGCTTAAAATAGCATTCCTAAAATTAGTTGCTCTAACTTGCTTAGAACTATCTGTTGTTACAGCTAATCCGTCTACGTTATCTCTATTTTTAAAAGTAGTAACTCTTTTTAAATCTACTAAATCTTCATTTCCTCTTACACCTGTAATAGCATAAAAACTATCATCAGGTCTTTCTTTAGCGTACTTACTTGAAGCAAACATAGGATTTTTTTCTCCTAATACAACTTCTATATCACCTAAATATTTCTTATAAATATTCCAAATACTTTCTGAATCTTCAGGTGTGATTCCGTTTCTAGTATTACCTCCTATGAAGATGATTACCTTTTCTATAGGTTGTAATTTATCTCCTTTTCCTTTTAAAACTTCTTCTCCAGCATCTAAATAGTTATCTATATCATAAACTTTACCTTTATGAGAATTAGATAATAAATCTTTTACTACATCAAAATGTCCTCTATGAGGAGGTTTAAATGCTCCTGGGTATAATGCTATCATAATGATTTATATCTTTTATCCAATTCTGATTCTCCATCTTCCCATCCTCTTGTATCTAATTTTATAATTTGAACTAATTTAATATTATTACCACTAGTATAGATTGATAGATTAGGTTCCGGACCGTCTAACCCTTCATGACCATTTTCGTAGAAATAAATTTTATTTTTATCTATTTGGTCACTAGGTATAGTATACCCTTCCTCAGGATCATCATATAAAATATCAGGATAAATTTCAGCTGAAGGATTTAATTTTACTTTATGTAAATAAAAGACTGTATTGTCAGGATCATCAACCATTTCGTCTCCAAGCATTTGAAGACCTCTATCTAAAGACTGTAATTCAGTACCAATATGAAATCCATAGTCAGGAAAGGTTGATCTTTTTTCCTCACTTAAATGCCAGCAAATTTCAGATGGTATTTTTTTAGGAGCTGGTCCTTCACTTTCAAGTAATATGTTAGCTAGTTTTATCATGCTAAAAATGCTTGTACTTTTTTATCAATTTCTTGTGGCGTAGAATGTTCTAACTTCTTTTGAAATAAAGGACTAAAAAGCAACTCAGCTATATTTTCTAATACTTCTTCTGCTCTTTTATCGTTTTTTTCTTTTCTATCTCTATATTTTTTTACTGCGTCTCTTAACTTATCATCACCCGGTCCTACACCATTAGCTTTATAAGACTTTAAAAATGCTTGTTTAATTGCTTTATCTTCTGACCTATTAGATCTATCGTAATCTACGTCTTTAACTGCTTTTAAGAATTCCTCTTCTTCTTGTTTAGACATTTCAACTGGTTTAAAGAATGTTGACCCGCCTATGCCGTTCTTTTCATTATAATTTTGTAAATAATCTTTTATCCCTTTAGTACCGTTTTTAGCAGCTGTATTAAATGCTTCTACTTCTTTATCAAATTTACCTCCCCTATCGTTAATGAAAATAGATAAGTTACCTTTAGTCATTTTATTATAATCATCAATTAATTGGTATACATTTCTCCAAGTAGAAAAGACTGCTGAGCCAGGAATATTTCTATTACTATCTCTTGTAAAGTTAGAAATATAAGCTATCATAGGATGAGTATAGACCATAACCATATATACATCATATCCTTTATCTATAAAAGATTTTACTTTTTTAGGATTAGAAGCTGTTGTGTCCCAAACGAAACTAGTTCTTTCGTCCGCTAACTCCTCCGCTTCCTGATCTGCTAATCGAGCTCCCTGCCCCAGATTGTTGTATGCCGGATGATCCGGATCCTCTATATATTTGTCCGGATTGACTTGAGGTAGACTGCCAAGATCTAATTGGTTTAGGAGGTACGTTTTGCCCACTCCAGACCCCCCTGCCATTATTACCACTTTGGGACGAGTTGTTGCTTCTAATATTAAGTCTGTTAATTTGATCATTACTTAAATTATCTACGTTATTAAATTCTCTTATTCTTATATTATTATCTTTCCAATTTTCTATTAATCTTCCTAAAAATGTTCTTTTATCAGGATTATCAATATTAATATCATTTAAATTTGGTCTAGCTGGAGGATTGTCATATCTTCTACTTATAATATTTTCTATGTTAATATTATTATCAAGATTTATATTTCTACTTCCTCTTGGTCCTCTTACTCTTACTACGTTAGAATTATCTCTATGATTCCATGCATAATCATTAATTTGATATCTCCAATTATCATTGCCGAACCAATATCTTTCATTCCAATAATAAGGGTAGTACCAGCTATAACTATTCCATCTATATCTGTTCCAAGTATTCCATCCCCAGTCCCATGCATAATTATGGTACCAACTATGATGATTAAAGCCAAATGCCCAATCATACCAAAAGTTTGTTCTATTAATATATACATCAAATCTATTGAATGGTTTCCATATACCGTCTATTCTAGGGTTATTCCAATACCAACTAAGTGGTTGATTCATGGCATATTGTGCAAAATTCCATCTGAAGGTAAAATCAGTTCTCATTTTCCACTTTAATTCCCTGTAATTTAACGTGTCTATCTTAGTATCTTTGTCAACCTGTATTACGAAGTCAACAGGGTACATAGTATCATGATTTAACGTTGATAACCTATATGTACTACAACTAGATAAAAGTAAGCATAGTCCTAAAATAACCATTGCTCCAAGAAATCTACCTATTTTTTCTGGTCCTCTGTTCATTATTATAATTTTAAAGTTGTAGGATAACAATTATAAATAGGTTCAATAGTTGGGTTTTCTAATGAATACAGTTTATAAATCATCTCAAATAACTCAAAATTTTGTTCAATATTATCTACTTGTCTAATCTGCCAGCCCTTTCCTTGGTATACTCCTTTCTTTTTAGATGGAGTTCTAGTATGAGCTTTTAACCAAATTATTCCTGTTCTTTCAATTTTAATATCTTTAGTTTCTTCTAATCCTTTTGCATAAGCTGCAAGCTGTAAGTCATATGATTTATGTATACTATTAGATGTTTTGAGATCTAATAGCCAAATTTCACCATCAAGCTTAACTACTAAATCGGCAGTACCAGCAAATTTATGTTTGTCTGAAAAAACAAATTCTTCACACATAATAGGTTCAGGATTATATGTTGTCCAGAAATCATAAAACTTTAATATCATTTCCCAGACTATTTGAGAATATTTAGCATTACCGTAATCATCCATCCAAGATAGCTCTTCTCCTCTTATTAACTTTTCGGCTGCATCATGAACTTGAGTACCTTCTTTACCTGCTTTTCTCATAATTAGATCGGCGTTATGCCCAACGTCTTTCAACCATGTTTCGAAAAACTTTGCTTTGGGCATATACTGGAGTATAGTAGTTACAGACGGATAGTATACTCCTTCCGATCTTTGATAAACTCTCCTATCAAGAAAGTTAATTTGTTTCAACTCTGGGTTAAATTGTAATCTCTTCTTTTCGTTTTCTTTAAGAATATTCGTTCCTTGTTTTATCATAAATTTAGTTTATGCAACATTAGACTCCCTAAATCTAACTCTTTTGCTGATTGTACTAAGTTGGTAAAATTCTTAAACCCCATTTCTGATGGATCTTTATCTGTAAGATCTACCAAGAAAACTCTTTTACCGTAATTTAAAAATTGTTGACTAATCTGTAATGCTTTATTTCTAGCATCTAAATCTAGTGCAACGTAAATGTCTTTATTGTTACTTGAAATTATTTTTTTAATTAAAGTCTTAGATAAACTTTTCCCTAATATAGGTATTGCATTTCTCTTTATTGCAATAGCATCAAAAACTCCTTCACATAAGATAATAGGCTGATTCCAGTTAATATAATTTTCAAAAAATATTATGTCCTTGGATATTTCAGGATTTTTGTACTTATGGTAGGCGTTCTCATAAGTTCTTGCAATAAAATAGTTGAGCTGATTGGACTCAGAATAACTTGGTATAATGATTCGTCCTCCATATTCTCCAGAGGTACAATACCCGACGTTGTATTTAATAAAATCATAATCGGTAAATCCTCTCTCATATAGATAATTTTTTATTTTATTTGCTAAAAATGATGTAGACGACGCTTCTTTTAATAATTTAAGTTCCTTAGGTAGTTCTATTATAGATATACCTTTATATTCAATATCACTACCTTTCGGTACATATCTTAAAATTTCAGATGCTTGATTTTTAGGAATCTTTAACTGGTATAATAATGAACGAATAGTTCTACCTTTGGTTTCACAAACCCAACATTCCCAAGGATTCTGCCCTTGTTCGTTAGTTGCTAAGTTAATTTCTAATTTAGGTTTCCTATGATTGCAGAAAGGACAATGAAAAGCATGATTCTCTCTAGCTTTTTTGTAACTTTTACCCAATATATTTTCTAAGGAACCTAATAAAAAAGTATAATCCATAGAGTCGTCCGTAACTTATATACTAATATAAGAACTTCCGACCAGAAAAACAACTTATTTTTTGATTATTTCTGTGATTGCTTCTTTAACTACTTGAGTTAAAACTTCTTGTTTATCAACATCTAAATAATCAACTAGTTTATTAGTAATAGTTTCAGTAAGTTTATTTATGTCTTCTTCAGACATATTTACCTCTTTTCTAGTTACTACTTTGTTGTTTTCTAATATTACTTTTGATAGTTTCATAATTTTCTAATCTAAACCGTAATTACTTGACTGTCTCCATCTATCTAGAGCAGCTCCCTTAGCTTTAATATAATCAGCTTTGTCTTTTAAAAATTTTTTGTCTAAAATTTTAAATCTATCGTCATCAAACTGTCCTTCTTTATCTAACTCTACTTCAACATCTCCGTAACGTTTTACTATTTCATCTCTATAATGCTCAAAATCATTTTGATTAAAAATAGTTCTTGAACTATCATCATCATTAGGAAGGTTGAATCTTTCGCTTTCAAAATAAGATGAAAGCACATCATAAGAAAGATCTGATATCTTTCCTTTGACTTCTCTGTCATTCCATCCTTCAAGTAATATATCTGATAGTTTCATATTAACAATCACAGCAATTGCAGCTACATGATGAATCGCAATTACATACTTTACAGTTACAGTTCATAGTTTAAAAATTTTAACAGACAAATTACCAGTTCCTTTTATAAGACGGTGATAAGTCTCTTTTGGTATAAATAGTTTGTTTTTTGTTATTTTCTGTGGAAGTTGGTTATCAAGTTGAAATTCCCAGTCAGTATTATGATTGGCTTGGACATATCTATCTTCTTTGTCCCTATGCCATACTAATTCAAATGAGGGAGTATCTTGAGAGAACTCTCTTATAACATAACCATCTTCGTTAATTTCAGAATATGGTCTACCAGTAACCTGAGAAGTTTGATCCACCGCCTAATGATTTCCAATAACGGCCAATATTACATGACCAATAACCTGCTTTAGTTTTATCTTTCTTTTGAGCACATTTATGTCTTGCAGCAAAAGAAGCTCTAGCACCTCTCTTTTTTAATTTAACTGAAAGACCTGTATCACCAAAAGATACTTTTTTAACATTACCTTTTTTACTCTTAACGTAGACGTAGAACTTTTTAGATCCACCTCTTTTAGGTTTGTTAAGTTGAACCTTTTTACCTCTGTACTCAGCTTCGGGTATGTAATCAACTGACGCTTTAAGCATTTCAAAACCGTTATAGTCAAATGATTCGTTTTGAATTGAAACTGCTTTCCTAAATTTGTCCATGTTTATGTTACCCCCTATAGACTCTACTAGTTCTTTTACTAAATCGTAATCGATCATTTCGTCAATAGAAGCTGCTTCGTCGATTGTGTTCTCATCTTCGATCATTTCGTCGATAAGACAACCAACTTCGAACAGAGGATTATATTTTGGAGATACCATTGGTAAGTCTAAAGGAACTCTCATTCCATTATAATCACCGTATTCTCCAATATCTGTTGTCTCTACTAAGTGCTTATCTTCTTCGTTTAACTGTATTTTACCGTCTCTATGAGCTTCTCTTGCTTCTTTAAATAATTGTATAAAAGCATCAGAATTATAACGGTAGACATTAGAATGTAAAGTTAATTCATTATCTATATGATACTGTAATGATGGTAGTCCGACAAGTTCTTGTAGTTTAATCATGATATGTATTTACTAATTTTTTTCATTGCTTCTTCTGCGGAGAAGTCACCACCCATCCAATTATTATGAACGTAGTACATAACGTCTTTTATATTATCTATATCTCCGCTAATTCTGATACCTGAGTTAATTACTTTTTCCATTTCATCGCTAGGTTCAGATAAGCTTCTGCTTTCGTTTTTATCTCTCTTTTTAAATTCGCCTTTTTCTTCATCCATTTCTGGGTGAAATAATAATTTTATTACTTTAGCTTCTTTAGCAACAGATTTACCGTCGATTTCTACTTCTATTGGATAAGGTTCAAATTTATCTGCCCAATATGCAATATCATAACTTTTATCTTTATTATTAGTTACAAGTAAACCTCTGTTGTATTCAGTTTCTTCTGCTTGAAGAACCATCTGTTTATCAATAGGTAGTATAATGTCACCCATAAGTTTGACATTTCCTTTTTCGTAATCACCTTCGTGATGGTCTTCTTGAAAAATAATTTTACTTAGTTTCATTTAAAAAGTCTTTTCTATAAAATTTACCTAATATATTATCGTTGATATATTGATGGTTCCTTTCAAGTACTTCATTAATAAATAGCTCTTTACACTCATAATACGTTAGTTCTTTCTTAGAATTGACAAACGTAAGTATTTTTCTAACAAAAGCCATTTGACCATCTTTTTTAACTAGTTCTTTTATTTTAGGATGAGACCCATAATAATTCTTCCAATCTGATTCGGTTATGACTTTTTGTTTTAACGGAACTCTACCTTTAATTCCTTTTTTAGATCTTTCTTCTCTTAATGCTTCTAAAGCTCTTTTTCCTAATCTTTTATTCCTTTCAAAAAATAAAACTTTTTTACCTATATATTTTAACCCTGATTTTTTATGAAATACCTCGTATATAAAACCGTAAGTGCCCTCAGGCATATCGTCTATAGATGTTATTAGTCTATCTTTATAAATCCATGTAGGGAGTGTTACCATAATAATAATATAATTAAAAATTAATTAAAAACCAACTAATCAAATAGTTCACAAGAAATGCAAGGAGCATAGTATTTACCTCCTGAGTTAAGATAAGGAATATATCTGTCCTTGAGCCCAGCTCCTGTTCCGTCAGTAGCTTCTGTTTCAGAGCCCCACCATATATCCATCAAAATTAAATCGTAGTTTTGAGTAGGAGTATAAGTATAAGCATCTCCTGCATAGATATCAATACTTGAATCTAAATAGTTTTCGTTCGATACCCAGGTTCTTAATTCTGAGTTATTATCTATTACGTGTATAGTTGAACAGGAAGTATTATCAGCAATCCATTCAGGAATTAATCCCATTCCTAAACCTCCTACCAATATAGAATCATAAGAATGACTACTCGCTAGTAAAGGTTGACAGTAGTGAGTTACATATTCTTCTTCATCTAAGTAATTATAAGGAGTACCTAAAAAAGTTAATTTTACTGTATCGGCTAATACATTAACTAAAATTGAAGTTCCTGTATGATCACTTATTAAGCTTCTATCTAAAATTGTTGCCATATATTTTTTATTTAGTACATATCACAGAATCCTTCTACATACCAAACTCCGCTTGAGTTCGTATCTCCGTAAACATCTCCGTCTGAGATATATTTGTTATTTATTCTCTTAGTACAGGTGTTATTAGAATAGTATATTCCATTATTAGCTAAATCAGATTTATTAGTAGAATAAATAGTAACACTGCTTATTTGTGCATTTGTACAAGCATCATTAGAGTTATTACCTACTCCGCACCCAGTTATTGTGTTACAGGTTCCAGCAGGAGATTTACTAGGAGTTCTTGAAGGTGTTCTAGTAGGAGTTCTGCTTATAGATTTAGAAGGAGTTCTAGTAGGCGTAATAGATCTAGTAGGGGTAATACTTCTAGTTGGTGTAGGTGAAGGAGATGTTGTACTACAAGCAAACAATCCATTTACTGCACTAGCTCCGTTAACAACCACTGTGAACCAGTAGTTAGCAGGTCCACTACCAGTATTGAATGATCCTGCGTAATAACCTGCACCTAAGAAGTTATTAGTACTTTGTAATCTTACAGTATCCCCTGTTTCAGGGTAAGCATTACTTCCATTATTGCCATGGTTGGCACTTTTTATTAAGATTACATTAAAGCAGTAGTTACCACTTGATACTGCATTACAAGCAGCAGTTGCATTATTATCAGGTACTCCATTTCCTTCAGAAGTACATACACTTATTATATGTTGAGCTCTAGATGGTGTAGGAGTAGGAGTTCTAGTAGGAGTTCTACTTATAGATTTAGAAGGAGTTCTAGTAGGAGTTACAGTTCTAGTTAAGGAAGGAGTCCTAGTTACAGAAGGAGTTACAGACCTTGTAGGAGTTCTACTTATAGATTTAGAAGGAGTTCTAGTAGGAGTTATAGTTCTAGTTAAGGAAGGAGTCCTAGTTACAGAAGGAGTTATAGACCTTGTAGGAGTTATAGACCTTGTAGGAGTTATAGAAGGGGTCTTACTGTTAGACGGTGTAATACTTCTTGTAGGTGTAATACTTCTAGTAGGAGTTATTGAAGGTGTTCTAGTAGGAGTAACACTTCTTGTAGGTGTAATACTTCTAGTAGGAGTTATTGAAGGAGTTACAGATCTAGTAGGAGTTATACTTCTAGTCGGAGTCCTAGACGGTGTTATAGATTTAGTCGGTGTAATAGAAGGTGTTACAGACCTAGTTGGTGTAATAGATCTAGTAGGAGTTCTTGAAGGAGTAACCGATCTTGTAGGGGTGATAGAAGGAGTAACTGATCTAGTCGGTGTAATACTTCTAGTCGGAGTTATCGAAGGCGTAACTGATCTAGTCGGTGTAATACTTCTAGTAGGAGTTATAGATTTAGTTAACGATGGAGTTACAGATCTTGTAGGCGTAATACTTCTAGTAGGAGTTATAGATTTAGTAGGAGTAATAGAAGGAGTAACTGATCTAGTTGGTGTTATGGATCTTGTTGGTGTAATAGATGCAGTTCTAGTAGGGGTTATAGATCTAGTAGGGGTTATAGATCTTGTAGGGGTTATAGATCTTGTAGGAGTTATTGATCTAGTTGGGGTAATAGACTTAGTAGGAGTTTGAGTTTTAGTTGGAGTTACAGATCTAGTAGGAGTTATTGATCTAGTAGGAGTTATAGATGCTGTTACGGTTGGAGTTACTGATCTAGTTGGTGTTATACTTCTAGTAGGAGTTATAGACCTTGTAGGAGTTATAGATTTAGTCGGAGTAATACTAGGAGTAATACTTCTAGTAGGAGTTACAGTTTTTGTTAATGATGGCGTAGGTGTTATAGTTCTAGTAGGCGTAACACTTCTAGTAGGAGTTATACTACGAGTTGGAGTTGTAGATGGTGTTATACTTCTAGTAGGAGTTATACTTCTTGTTGGAGTAATACTTCTAGTAGGAGTTCTAGTAGGGGTTACAGACCTAGTAGGCGTAACTGACTTGG